AATTTTGTATTTGGTATTTGTATTGACCCGCAAAAGGATTAACTAGAAATTTATTATTTCCGCCTTTTATACTTCTACTATCAGCATAGTCGTTATCTAATCCAGTAGTATATATTCCGTTTGCTTGTGAACTTGCAATCATATGTGCTTTGAGTTGAGCTGGTGTTGCATGTGGATTTGCTTGTAATATTAAAGCTCCTACGCCACAAACTTGTGGACTTGCCATACTAGTTCCACTAATATTACAAATCTTAAAACTACTGTTGCTAGGATATGTGCCTGCTGTAAACTCAGTTGTTGTACTACATGTCGCCATTATGTTTGTTCCAGGTGCATATATATCTACTCCTGGTCCATTTTCACTGCTACTTGCTTTTTGTTCTAAGCCGCCACTGTGTTCAGTGCTATCGATATTACCAACTATTAATGCTTCGTCATCAAAAGGAGAACTGCCTCTATTATAATGTTTGGTTCCGAAAGTACTGCTAACAAAATAGTTATCGTAGTCTGTTCCGCTAGGTACATCAATTTTTTGATAATAGTTTCCTGCGGCAACACATACATGTATACCTGCGTCGATCATTTCTTGTATGTCTGTATCAACACTTGTAATTCGTGTACCTATTCTATATCCGTAAAAAGCACTTCTATAACTACCTACAATACCATATGTAGTGTTTCGACCACTACCGCTCCAACCTGTTTGAGTAGTACCTCTGTAGTTTATACTGGTTACGTTATAACTGTATGATCCATACCCCCAACTCATATTAACAATAGTTGGTCGTTTATAACCTGTTGCAGGATCAATGGGCTTATTGTTATGCCAACCTTTGATTACATCAAAGCAGTTTGAAGTAGCAATACCTCCACTGTCTCCTGTGCCTTCTAATCCACTCACTTTTAATGCATATACTCTTGCATTTTTTGCCCAACCATATGTTAATCCTGCGACCGTGCCTCCAACATGTGTTCCATGTCCGTTGTAATCTCTGTAATGATTACTACTTTGTGTTCCACTTACTCCGCTTTCAGTGTACCAATTTATTTGTTGTACTCTCGAAGTGCCACTAGCATCATTAAAATCAGGATGATCAACTTGTAATCCACTATCTTGAATAACAACATCAACACCGGTTCCGTCTAAGTTATAGGTGTAGTCTCCACTTACATTATTTCCAGTGTAAGGATTACTATTAATAATACATCTACGTAATCCCCAATTTACATAGTTACCACTATCGCTAGTTGTTTTTGTAAAATCTGCTGTTTGAGTAGCATGAAGTCCTATTTCAATAGTATCGTCGTCTTCGGGTGGTATGTGTACGTCTTGCACTCTGGTATCATTTTTTAATTGTTCTGCTTCAGCATCTGTTAAACTGTAGTGTGTGTTTCTTGTGCTTAGTAATCTATCGTTTGCTACATCTACACTCCTAGCAGGAATATTAGAATCGCCATTGCTTTGTGTCATTTCTGATTTAAATGAACTAGCATCTGCATCTTTTTTGAGACTTACAATGTATTCTTTTTCACTCATTGTTCATCCTTAAGCTCTGTCTATGAACCACATAAAATTAACTGGATTACTTAACAAAGATGCATTAACACCAGTGATAGCACTACCTGTACTGTTAGTATATGTGGCAATCGCACTTGGACCAAAGTTGCTATTGATCAGTCTATCATTTCCATTGAGGTTTCGATAAAGAGTTACCCCAACACTGTTGCCTGATAAACCTCCTAGTAATTTGATCACCGCAGTATCTCCAGGATTTAGTGTGGCACCACTAGCACCTGCTTGACCGTATTGCAGTTCAAGACTACCACCACCGGCACCTGCTACTGCACTGTCTACGTATGCTTTGGTCGCCGCATGGTTTGCACTACTAGGAGCACCACTTAGTGTAAGTGTTCCGGTCATAGTACCACCTGATAAATTTAGTTTATTACTTGTTAGATTTGTTACGTTTGTATTTGTTGTTGTCAGATCAGATTGATTAGCTATTTCAACCCATGCACCTGCATGAGCAAAATAACCTTTACCTGTGGCATGCACATGAGCAAACATTCCGTGATATGTTGTTGCACTTGGTAAGTCTGATAAATTAGAATAAACGTTTGCAAAAAGTACTTTGTTTCCATTTCCGTCAATATCGCCTGTCATAGTTCCGCCACTTAGTGGTAGCTTACCTGCTAAACTGTTTGTCATTGTGGTTGCGAAATTAGGATCGTCTCCTAATGCCGCCGCTAATTCATTTAATGTGTCCAATGTTGTTGGAGCACTATCTACTAGTCCTTCAACAGTTGCCAGTGTTGTCCAAGCTCCATTTACTCTAATGTTAAATTGATTTGTTGTTGTGTTATAAACCATGTCGCCATCAGCGGCTGTTAGTGCATCTCTTTGAGCAGTTGTTAGATTTCCTAAACGTAAACTTGTATCCGCTACTTCTACTCTAGTAGTTGCATCTAAATTAATGCTTTCTGTTGATCTAATTCTGGTCATTTACTTTCCTAAACTATGTTAATTGTGTTACCCATACTACTATGAGAAGTACATTGATAATATAATGTTGCAGGAGCACTCATTGGTACTTTAAATATAATGTTTCCACTAGAAGCACCATTGTTTGTTACGCCTGTATTGTAAGCTGATCCGCCATTACTTACTCTGATCTGAAATGGGTGTGAACCACCTGAACTGTTTACAAATATATACTGTTCACCTCTACGAAGATATAACACTGGATCATTTTCTGTAGTTGGAAACCATATGTTTCCTGCATCTGAGAATGTATAATCTGAAGCTCCGTTAGCACCTAGTGTAAATGTATGTGCAATTGTTTTTCCATTGACATCTAAATCTCCACCAAGCTGTGGTGTTGTATCTGCTACTACACGTATAATCTGAAGATCCGTTAGCACCTAATGTAAATGTATGTGCAATTGTTTTTCCATTGACGTCTAAATCTCCACCAAGCTGTGGTGTTGTATCTGCTACTACACTTGCAATACCTCCACTGCTACTACCAGCAGTAGCTACCCACGCACTATTTTCATAACTCTCTAATTGGTTAGTAGTACTATTATAAATCATATCACCATTAACTGGACTTGATATTGCATTACGTGTTGTAGTTGTAAAACTTGCTAATCTAAATGGTGTGTCTGTTATTAATACTCTGTTTGTTGCATTAAGTTCAATATTTGCACCTGCTGTAATTGTAGTTGATCCAGCTCCTGTGGTGCTTATACTTGTTGCAACCAAGTTAACTACTGATAGTGTATTTGTACTAGCGTTGTATGTGAAATCAGATTCAGCACCAAATGCTCCACTGTTATTGTATTGTACTTGTGTATTGGCGCCACCCGGAGTGCCACCGCCACCTCCGCCAGTTTGATCTGTTACCCACGTATAATCACTGCCGTTCCAACTTAGTATCTGTCCACTAGATGCACCGCCTACGTTTAAGTGAGCATTTACTCTTGCCTCAGTGAAATATAAATTGGTACCTTCTGTTAAGTTTGTAGTTGTACTGGAAGACTCATCTATTAATACTATCCATGCACCACCGTGTGCAAAATAAGCCTTGCCTGTACTATGAACATGAGCAAACATACCGTGGTATGTACTTGCACTTGGTAAATCTGATAAGTTAGTGTATACATTGGAATATAATGCTTTGCCTGAAACTGTTAAGTCTCCAGTAATACTAATATTACCTGTGCCTGTAATATTTTTACTGTTTAGGTCTAAATTACCTCCAAGTTGCGGAGTTGTATCACTAACTACATCTGAACTTGAAGATGCTAAATCAACTTGTGGTGTCCAGTTTGTACCATTCCATTTTAATACTTGACCAGTTGAAGGTGCTGATGTAGTTGTATCAACATCCGATAGTGTATCTATACTACCTCCTGCACCTGCTCCATATCCTTGTGAATTAACCCAAGTCTGCGTTGCGACAAGACTACCTGACGATGTGATATTTCCGGTAAATTTTGTAGTCATGTTAATCTCCTGTTATACATATTTATTCATAGTAGTCATAAGAACAGGGCCACTTGGGCCCTGTTCTCTTGTTTATAGTAATACCTATTAGGTAAACTGAAGCTGACCGGTTGTTACAGCAATTTTTGCAAGGTAGTCAGCGGCATTACCAAGCGATGATGCTTGGTTGCTTAGTTCTACATAACCATATCTGGTCATGAAGCTAACTACTGGCTCAAATGTGCCTGGGTCAAGTACTGTACCACTACTCATGAGAGGAATGTATGGGCAATAGAACGCCGCGGCGTCTGTCTCTGTTGCACCTTTATAACCAACAAGCACGTTATCATCACCTGCATACTGGTTTACATAAATTCTCATTGTGCCATTTAATGTACCTACAAATTTTGTATTTGTTGGTGCTTCAAATGTGCCTTCTGTGCTTCTTGCGAAAGCTGAAGTTGTTGCACTTTGTAGTACTGTAAGTACTGTTGGGCTTACTACTGCCCAGTTACCAGCGCCACGTCTTGTTCTTGCGGCGATAGTGTTTGCTTCTTTGTTGATAAGCACTGCAAGAGCGGCATGCTCGTCACCTACAAATGTTGCTGTACCACTTACATTACCTTGTGCGTATGTACTTGCGGCTGTGCCAGCTAGACTTGAAAGACTAGTAATGATCTCTTGATCGATTTCAGCAGTAATCTCTTGGGCTAGTGCTTGCATGATTTCTGCTTCAACATCTAAGCCGTGCATTGACTGTGCGTCTTGTGCGGCTTCAAATGTCCAACGTGCTGATAGCTTACGTGATTTAGCTTCAACAGTTTGCTTTAGGACTTGAATAGAAAGCTTCTTACCAGCTTCTGCTTCAAGAGCTGAAGTTACTGCACCTTTGTCAGTAGTTGCTCCTGAATATCCTGCCGCGATTTGGAATGGGCTTAGAGCCTCATCACCTGCCGCGGTGTCAACACCATTTGCTGAGTTAAACGCTTCTGCGTATCTTACTCTAAGAGTGTGAATTTGTCCAACAGGCCCTGTCATAGGCTGTACACCAACGATCTCGTTGGCGATAACTGTTGGCATGACACGTCTAATCACTGGAAGTATAACTTTGTTAAGTGTAGCAACGTTGCCTGCTTGAGTTGTACCACTAAGAGCCGCCTCTGAGAGGTACCTCTTTGTGTTCTCAAGTGTTGTTTCCATTACACTCTTTTTAGTTCCAGATAGACCGTCAGTTAGAGCGATTTTTGTCTCGCTCCAGTTTTCCATTAATGCGTCTGCCATTTTCGGTCTCCTTAACTTATACCGGCTAATTTTCGAAGATATACAATGTCTGCTCCACCTTCAACTGATGTTGATGCTTCTGCTTTGTTTCCAGTGATTTCTTTCGAAGACTCACTGAGTACCTTCATTTCTGTTTTTTTAGTGTCTTCCTTCAAAACTGAAGGTAGATACTTATTAAATGCAGTCTGTAGCTTGTCAGTTTTTACACTTTCAAGCAATGCATTCATAATTTCTTTATGGTCTTTGCTGAGAGGTTGCATCATTTCTTGCATAATATGCTTTCGTTCTGCTGTATCTTTAGCAATTCGTACAGTCTTTGCACTTTCTGCTACTAATACGTCCTTTTCAGCAATGGCTTTGTCTTTGTTAGTAATCTCACCTTGTAGACTTTCAACTACCTTGTTCAACTTAGAAACTTCTGTTCCTTCGTTTAGGTAGCTACCCATAAATTCAGCGGCGAATGTTTCGAATATCTTACGTCCAAAGGTATTTTCTTTGGCTGATTTGATATCTTCACGTAAAGTATGTAATTCTGACTTAATAGTATTTTCCATTATGCCTTCTACTTTTTTCGCGGCAGTCTTTATGAAGTCTGCTTTAGTTTGATTAATAACCTCTTTGCCTTCTTTAATCATTTTGACTTTTGCTTCAACTAGTGAGCGTTTGTCTTCATGAAACTCATTAAGCTCTTTGGTTAATTGCTCCATAACAAAACCTTCCAGTTTCGTCATGTTTGATTCTTGAGCAACTCGATCCCCGCGGAGTTCTTCGATCTCCTTGCGAAGTGCTTCCATAACAAATTGATCAAGCACTTTTGAATGCTCTTTCATATGCTTTCGGTAAGCTACACGATCTTCGTTGACTTTAGCTTTGTCTTCTTTGAACTCTTCGAGTTCTTTAGATATAACATCACCAATCATCTTATCTGCGGCTTCAACAATTTGCTCTTTGTCATTTTCATAACGAGTTGCAAATTCTTCTCTAAGTTCAGCTGTGATTGTCTCACGAGCTTCTGTTAGTTGGGTTTCCCAAGCCTCAGATAGCGAAGATCTAACCTCTTCGGAGAGCGTATTTGAGTTTAATAGTTCATCCATTGCATGAGCCATATTAATCTCTCCTATATCTCAGGTTTTTAATAAAGTTAGTCACCTCTTCCTGGAGATAACGTTGTGCGCCTTTGTCGTGTCTAGTTGCTTCAGCGACATCCATTAATACATTGCCCCGTTTATGATTCATTACTCTTTCATAAATTGGATCGGGATAAGCACTAGGAGCACTTGGATTTGCAACAATATCGACTGTAATGATTTCAAAATCTTTAACTATGCCGCTATCATTAACATTGCCACTGCCTCGGCTTGACACGCCTAAATGACACCCACTCTCAATAAGGGTTTTACAAATGTTTCCCATTGGAGTAGGCAATAGTTTTAGCTTACCAATACCGTTCGCACCATCAGTATCCATTTCAGTGATCATGTGTGATACACGATCTAAATTGATATTGAGGTCATCTGGGTGATCGGCTTCGCCTAATACACTATATCCACTTTTAATTTTTTCATTAATGCTTTTAACTGCACTATGAATTTCTTCTTTTGTGTAGATACGGTTGTTTTGGTTGCGTACATCGCCTTCAATAAAGATACCTTTCATGTACAAGCTCTTGCCACCGTTCGCTTCTTCGATGCTTTCGGTAACAATATTTGCTTGATTAAATGATAAGTGTTCTTTTAGCGAGATACTCATATTACTTCATTCCTCTTATTGGACTGTCGCTTTTTGTTGTTTCACTTTTAGGGGCAGGTGCCGCTTTTGGTGAACCAGCTTCTTGAGGACCAGCTACATTCATACTTTTTACAGCAGGGGCACTAGCTTTAGGACCTTCTGATGTATCAGTTGGATGTGGTTTAGCATGTGCATTACCTGCACCTTTTGCTACTGGACTTCCTTTGTCACTGCCATCACTATGTGATACACTGACTGCACTTAATTTTGCGCCTTCCTCGAATGGTTCTACAGATTCTTCCATTTCTGGCTCCATCTCCATACCCATTTCTGGATCTTCTGCAGGTGCTTCTTCATCACCCATCATGTCTGAAAATGCCGCTCTTAATTCAGCAATTGCATCTTCTACATTATCCATTGCTTCTTCTGCATCAGAATCGCCGCCTTCTGCGTCGCCTTCTTCTGCTTCTGGATCCATATCTATTGCTAGGTCCATTTCAGCTTCTGGTTCATCCATGTCCTCATCGTCCATGATTTCTTCATCTTCAATCTCTTCTTCAGCTGTTTCGATATCGTCTAAAAAATCTTCTTCAGCGTCGGAAGCGTCAATCGCTTCTTCTACTTCATCGTCTTTAGAATCGTCATCAGTTTCATCGAGATCGATAGTTTCATCTAGGTCCTCGTCTTGAATTTCGTCTTCTACTACTTCATCATCTTCTTGTAGACTAGACCAATGTGATTTGGCTTTTTCTACAAAAACATTGTGAAGAAGATCGGCGGCTTTGTCTTGCTCGTCGTTTACGATATATTCAAGGACCTTTACTAAAGATTCTTTATGTTCGCTCATATCATTCTCCTTAAAAAATTACAGGCTTACCAAGATGGTTTACATCTATATTTAACACACCAAGACGTTTCACCTCTAAAATACCCTAAAAAATGGGTATTTTATGAATTCATGTCAATGATAAGTAAAAATTAAATAGATTTTCTATGCTTGTACTGGTTTTGCATAGATCTTTTTAATACGTTCCATGCGAGATGCATGTTCTATATTATGTACTTCTCGTTGTTTTCTCAAACGATTAATATGTTTTAATGTAAGTCTAGACTTACGAACATCATCTATTTGCCTATTATTATAATGGTCGTCTTCGGCATCATAATATTCTGTTAATATCTCTGTACTACGCATTTTCATCTCCTGTGGGTACTGCTTCTGCACCACTAATAGGACTTGCACCTTCAGTTTCGTCACCTGTTGGCGCATCAGCTGGTATATCAATATCACTACCATCTGGTACGTCAAATCCTCTTACTCCGACGTTTCCTAATCCTGGAACATCAGATCCTTCAGGTGTTGTTCCTGATTGGTTTTCCTCTTCCCACATTCTCTCATTTTTCAATATTTCTTCTTCTGTCCAGCCTAAATACTTTTCTAGTATAAAGCGTCTGCTCATATAAGGTACACCTTCTAGATTACCAAACACTGCTGATCTAGCACTATGTATTTCAATTTCTTTATATGTACTGAAACTTTGTGGTTCTACAAATTCTAAATCAAAAACGCTAGCATCAATATTAATACCTTTGTTTTTTAAATATAGTTTAAATTCTTTATCCATAACAGGTGCAATAGCATTTTGTAGTCTCATACAATACTGATTGAATCTATACTCTTGAATAAACGCAGTGCCAACTCTACCGTCTACATAACTTGCAGTTCCATCATCAGGACCTGTTGGCAAGTAACTGCTGGGTACACGTAATGCTCTAAGCATTTTATTTGTAAAATAACGTAGGTCGTCAATTTGACCTAGATTTTCTCCACCTGGTAATACTTCAACTTTACTGCCTCTGCCTTCACTGGTCTGTGCAAAAAAGTAGTCTTCCATAATTGATAACGGATTATATGCCGCATCCATAATAGTTGTTCCGCCACCTGTTTTGTTTGGAATACGTTTTTGGTGAATCTCATTTTTAACACGCTCTACAAAACCCATAGCTTTGTTGGGAGGCATATTGCCTACATCAACATAAAATACTCTACGTTCTGGAGCACGTTGTACTCTGTATATAATAATACTATCTTCAAGCAATTCTTTTTGCTTGTATGTTTTGAAAATTGGATCAAGTATACTACTACCAAAAGGCCAATTTCCATCCATGCCTTCTGTTAATCCTAAATGTACAACATGTTTTGCATCTACTGTATATTCTTGCAGTTGACCTGTACCTTGGTCGTACTGTCCTGCATTTTGTCCATACATACCTTTGTCAACAGTCTGACCTCTCATCATACTATTAACTGTGCCATATGTCTGACTGTGTTGAACTGGTGTACTTACAGTTTTTTCCTGCATGTTTAGGTCAATGTTTTTGATTATATACTGCTCAGGTTTTTTACCTTTAGCTTCATTAACAACTGCTTTGGTTACATCAACAGGATTTACGTAATACAATTCCCAAGTTTCTGGATCTCTAATAAAAAACTGATCTCCGTATTTGATTGTATTTCTAAACATACGGAAAATACGTCTGTCCCAGTCTTGCAAATTACACCATTGTCTTAGTGTTTGCTCTAGGATTTTGCTTTCGCTTTCTGTAGCACTTTCTTTATATTCAATTTTAAAAGGTAAATGGTGTTGTTCATCTACTTGTGTACTGAACTCGCTGATAATGTCAATGGCGGCGTTGATCTCGCTGTCCATATCCATTTGATCATACTGTGCATATCGTTCAACACGGTTAGGTTGACCACTGTATACTTCGGGTAACCAGCTTTGAAAACGGCTAGCACTACTTGGCTTCATACCTGTGGAGCCTTGTCCGTTATATGCTGTAAAATGTTTCTTCCAACTCATGTGAACCTCTTTATCTTTATTATACTGTATTTATAGTATTTGTCAACCTACTATTGTTTATTAAAAAACTCTGCAAATCCAGGAACTTTTGATAGTCCGTTTGCTATTGAATCACCCAACGCATTAATTGAGTTACTATCTATCTTAGTGTTGAGAGGATTGCTATCTCCACCTAAATAATCACCTAGTTTCTCTATATTGCTTCTAACAGTTCCAATTTTCTGTTGCTTATATTCTTCTTTTGTCAGACCTAATTGTCTAGCTTCATCTATTTCCTTAGATGACAACTCCGTTGAAGCACTCATTAACTCGCCAGCACCTTCAGTCATCTGACTTGCCATCAGTGCTATGGCTGTTTTATTCATTCCTAAAGCTGAAGCACCTAAGCCCGCAAAGAATAAAGTATCATTGAATTCGATATTACCAGTCCCTGCATTGTAAAAAGGTTCTAATATTGCCTTACCTAATCCTCTGCCTACTCCCGAAAGAAACTTTTCCATAATCTCAGAACCTAATGCACCTTGTAAACCTTCTTGTATTTTCAAAGCCGCTTCGGGCAAGCCTAATTTTTCACCTGTCATTCCTTCAGCTACATTGATAATTACATTTAGTTTCTGGGCCGCTAATAATTGATTAGTTGTTTGCAGAGACGCTGTTAATCCACGTGCTTTACCTTCTGTAGTGCCAAAAG